AAGAAACGCCCATCTCGGGCGGTGTTTTCTTGGTTTTCCGTCGTCGTCGAGCAGTCCCAAGGCCCCGCCAATGAGTCCCACTAGCAATACCCAAAGTAGGTACCAGTACTCTTTGTCGATCCAGCTCATCCCATCACCGCCCCGAAAATCAAGGCGAGCAGGACTGATAGAACTATCTCGAGTATCCTTTTTTTGGTGAGCCCGAAGTTTCTAAATTTCCTCATAACCAGTTCGCTCACGGCTTTTCTCCTACGCACAGTAAAAGCAGCCTTTCGACCTCTTCGTGATATGCCGCTACGGCTCCGGCGGTCGATGGATCGCTCTCATCAAAGCTAGGCTTTGGCGGCAATTCTACGTTGCAGCGCACGGGTTTGTCCACGTCTTGGTATTGGGTGCGTGCTATAATCCGTGGCTCAGCGCCTGCGCAACCGCAAAGTATAATGATCAAGCCGCAAATAAGGACAAATTCGATCGCTTTTTCTATCTTCATTTTCCTAGCCCCCTAAATAGCCTTTCGTAGTATCCCAGTTTCTTTTCGCATCCGCTGTCTTTTGGCGGAGGCTCCATGCTCTCGTATTTGGCTTGTAGCTCTTTTCTTAGCCCCGCTTGGCTTTGGCGGATCTGTTTCATATCCAGAGCCATGCTTTTGATAGCTTCGTTTTGTGCAGAGATTTTGGAATTACATTCGCTTAAATTTGCTGCGTAAATTTGGCTTTCCGCCTCTTTGAGAGCTAGCTTCGTTTTCTCTTTTTCCAGCTTGTCTTTGGCGTCTTGCGTTTCGGCCTTTGCGCTTGAGACTGCGCCGTTTAGCCTCCAAATTTCAATCCCTGCACCGCCTAGAGCTATCAGCATAGCGACGCCGACGCTAAGTAAAAATTTAACGTTTAGAAACCACATTTCACGCTCCTTTTAATAGTTTTATTGCGGCAGTGATGATTAGGATGGCCGCCGCGATAATCACGAATTTCTTTGTTGACGCATTCATTCTTTGACCTTTCTCATGGGGTGAAACGCCCAAACAGTCTTTAGCACCTTTTTGTCCTCGCCCTCGGTGTATTCGCTCCAGTTTGTCTCGTTCGCGCCGGCTATGTCCATGAGCTTCCAGCCGACATAGATTCTGATATAAAAGCCTTTGCACCAGCGGATCGTGCGGTAGTATCCGAAACGCTCGCGTCCGTCTTTGAGCTTACACTCTACCTTACACCACGAGCTTGCTTTGCCACCGTTTGACGTGACGGACGGATCTCCGAACGTTTTGATGGATGCAGGGTCTATCTCGCTTGTTTTTACGCCGAGGTATTTCACGCAAAAATAGCCGATGCGGTTTCGCAGTAGCCAGCAAAGGCGGGCGAAATAAGTTCGGTTTTTAGGCGGCGGGAAGTGATCCCGTCTCCATCCGCTGTCGCCGTTAATCGCTGCGCTTTGTCCGTCGTATTGGTCGTCCGCATCCTCAAACCAGCGGAAACATCGCGGCAGATGATCGTCGCTCTTTTTTACAAAAAGCAAAGCGATCGGCACGATGAAAAAGGCAAGTATCTCAAGCGGAAGCTCGATGATGAAATTTTTGGCTACTTGTAGCCATTGTTTTAGGGTGGGCTTCATCGGCTACTCCTTGATTTCTATGATATTGTCTTGGATGAACTCCGTAATAACAAGGTTTTCGCCGTCAAACGCGTAGTGGGTATTGTCCTCTATCCAGCCCGTTTCAAGATCGACTGGGCAAAATAGCCCCTGGACGCCCGTTTTGTTAAAAACCCTTAAATTTGTCTGGCCGCTCACAACAATTGGCGAGACGTTTACGAGCGCCCTTCTTATAGGCACGGTTTTTGCGGCGACGAGACCAGAGAAACCATCGGTGTTATATTTAAACCCCCCATCGGCATAATCGTAAAAACCACCCCTCGACGCTAGCCCGTCGTAATAGCACCCATTGCTAGGGGCGAACGAGGTATTGGGCGTAATAAATTCCCACCCGTCGCCTTTTAAAACGCAGATGGAAATATTGTTGGCACCGCAAAAAGCCAATATCTCGTTTTCTAGCTTGCAAAAACCTAGATTCACTGATACAGACTTGGCTTTTTCTTCTTGCCCGCTAGGATATGTTTTGGGCGGCTTTACTAAATTTAGCGTTTTTTCTTTTATGTTTAGTAGCCAGATATTGGCATTTTGCCCATCCATAAGCCCCGAGCCGTCTTCTCGATAGACTACTGCTTTGTTTTCGTCTAGCTTTACTATTTGCCAGTCCTTAGCCGCCCCCTGAAACTGTTTTTGAGATATGTTTCTTATCCTTACGGTTTGTTGCTTCACGCTAAAAGTTTTTGGTCTAAACGCAAACTGCTTAGCGTCCGTTTTAAAATACTCTTTCATACTATTCTCCTTTGTAATTTGCGCCGGTTAGATATTTGGTGGGGATTTTCGCAACGCCGTCCTTAAAAAGGATATACGCGTATCTATCCTCGACGTATGCGGCTATAGGCTCTTTGTTAAGCGGCAATATAACGCATCTGCTACCGCTCTCCACATCGTAAATCGCATATAGACTACCTACCTCGATTAGCGGCGCAATGCGCTGCAATAAATAAGGCGTGCCGCCCAAAAAGCCTAAAATTTCTCCGCAGATACGAATAGATTTTACCGTGCCGTCCGCCTTGATAAGCACGTTTTTAGAGAGCAAAAAATCCTTATAAAAAGGCATATATGTATTGCCGCTTGGATATTGAGGAGTACTCGCAGGCAACTCAACGCCCGTTATTTCGCTAATGCCCGTATTCGTGATTTTATACGTCTTTTGCGGGGCTTGGGGTTTATTGACTACCAAAACGTCGTGGAACACGTAACTGTTGTTAGTACCCGCCACGCTCGCCTTGTAAAGATATTTCAATACCCCGCCGTCGCCGCTAAGCCCAAATACCGCTACGTCATTGTCGCTTAACCAGTAAAGCACGAATTTACCGGCGACGCTACTTCTTTTGAAGCTTGCGTTTATGCTTACGCCGTCGGAGGTTGAGAGGTTTAAATACGTCATGGTGCCGTCTTGCTTGTATATGGCGCCGTTTTGCGCTATGGCGGCAATTACTTCTCCCGAGCCGTCTAAAATAGCCGTAATATTTTCAGAAGGAGAAACGTAATAGTTATTTTTTATCTTGCTATCCAAGCCTGGATAAATAGTGTAGCCCTTAACGGCTCTGTCCACACCTAGCACCCAGTCTTTAAAAAACCGCGCTTTGCCCGACAAGGATGCGGGTGAGTGCTCCATATAATCCCACATCGCAAGGTCGCTCTCGTAAGCAGACGGCATAGCTCCGCTCATAGCCGCAGTTCTTATCTCCTTGCTTGCTTGGTCTAGTTTTTGAGTTACGTCCGTCTTTAGCGTGTCGTTTAGTTCGGCTATTTTCTTGCTCGAGTAGGTTTTCGTCTCGCTTTGCGTGCCGTCATCGATAAAGCCGTCTTTTACGATGTTTTTCATATCTTGTAGGGCTTGCGTAGCCGTTTGTAACTCTGTTTTTGTTTGTTCGGCGGCCTGTGCGCTTTCTTTGGCTTCTTTTGCGCTTGTTGCGGCTGCGGTTTTTGCTTCGCTCGCCTCTTGCGCGCTACTTTCGGCACTGATCGCGCCTTGAATAGCGGCCGTTTTTGCTTCGCTTGCCGCTTGTGCAGACGCTTGCGCCGCCTGCATTGAGGCGTCCGCGTCTTCTTTGAGCGTTTGTACGGTTTGCAGGGTTTGCTCCGCCTCTGCCGCCACCTCATTGGCCTCGGTGACGAATTTGGGTAGCGCGCCTACGAACGCATCGGCTCGGTCGTCAAAATTTTGCGGCTCGGCCGTGGTAGGCGGCTGGGGCAACTTAGTTATTTGTTTCATTTTCTCTCCTTTAAATTTAGATTATTCCCTCTACGTTGATCGAGAGCGAGCTATACTGCTCGCCCGTGATCTTTATACGAAAGTCATTGAGAAAGCCAAAGACTAGCAGACTCTTGAAGCCCTTGTCTTTCTCGTCTCCGATAAAGGTCGTAAGCTCTCCGCATAGGTTTTTGAGCGTATCGCGGGCGCGGTCTATCTGCGGGGTGGGTAGCACCACCGCAAGGCTCATATAGTTTGCCGTGCGGCCTTTTGCTATGAAGACGTCTCCGTAGGCCGTCTTTTGCTTTCTGCTGTAGTCGTTGACTCCAAACTCGGCTTCAAGCTCGGTAAAGCCAAGAAACACCCGTTGCCCGGCCGAAAAATGTCCGAGATTTGCTCCCAAGCGGTTTGGCGTGATCTCTATCTCAAACTCGCCGAAGTATTTGTCTGCATACAACACCACGTCTTTTTTGTAGTCTTGCCCAAACTCGAAAAAATACTCCCACCAGCTACGGCTCCCGGAGTTGAGCAGGCGTTTATGGGCTATCGTGTTGCCGTCCTTACGTACAAATATCTCGCTGCCGTCGACGTTGAAAAAGCTAAAACAGTTCACGCGCTTTTTACCAGTGTCGATCTTAAATTTCAGCGGCTGGGCGTCCTTTTTTCTTGTTTGCGTGCCGATATATCTATCAAACATCGCTTTTTCGTTGATGGCTCCCATGTGGGCGAAATTTGCTATGTCTTTATCTGGCGCGGTCTGAATACCGGTCATCGCCTTTGCGGCCTTGTATTTTTCGCCCTCATATATGATCTCCTCGCCAAGCTCGACGTTCATACCTTTTGAAAAGGTCCTTAGTGCGTCTGCGGGTGCATTGGTCTCTTTGAGGGTTAGATCCACTTTTTCTACTACGGTCATGCTATGCTCCTTACGTTTACGGCTCCATTGTCTATAGTTTGTCTCGCGTTCATCGTCATCTCTCGTACGTCTCTGCCTATGTTTGCGGCTATTTGCTCCACCCTTTCTAGCCTCTTTGCTAGCGCCTCAAAGGCTCCGCCCATATCTACCTTGATGCCTCTACCGTCAAGCGGAATGACCGCTTCGTCATAGCCCGCTTCGCCTATGAGCGCTCTTGTAGGCCTGGTCACGATGCCTCCGTCCGCAAAGGGTTTGTAGCCTCGTTTCTTGCTCCACTCGACGAAGTCTTGTTTTGAATTGCCACCCGTAGCGGCTCTTGCCGTAGCTTCTATCTGCGCCCTGAGCTGCTCTTTTGAAAGGCCTTCTAGCTGGGCTTTGCGTTTCCATGCGTCTAGTCCTCCTTGTTCTACACTGCGGCCTAGTACGTCTTTGTAGATAGAGTTTATATCGCGGTCTAGCTGCGAGCTTAGCACCGCGCCGTTTGCGGTGGTAGCTCCGTTTGCTATATTTGCGGGCGGCGCGCCTTTGTACTCGGGCGCAGCCTTGCCGGCTATGATCGCGTCTCTGACGGCTTGTAGATATGCAACTACGGGGCTATCTTTGCCGAGCAGATCGTGTAGGGCGTGGATTTGGTTTTGGCTATCAAGCTCTAGCGCCTCTTTTTGTTTTTTTAGCGCGTCAAGTTGCTGCGAATATGTGTCGTTTGCGCTGTTTAGCAGCTTGTCTAGCTTTTTGATTTGCTCGAGCAAATCTCCCAAATTTACGTCGCCGGCTATGCCTTCTACCTCATTTGCTAGTTTGAGCATTTCGTAGCGGTAGTCTTGATAGGTGGCCGCGTTATCTCTTAAATTTTGTTCTTGTTTAGTTACGGCGCTATTTAGCTCATCATAAGCCTTTGAGTCGTATTGGCCGGCGCTAAACGCCGCTTTTGCCTTTTGCAAGGCTAGGGCGTAGTTTATGCCGGCTGTTTGATTATCTATGACGTTTTCTCTGATCTTGCCCGCCATAGAGGCTAGCTTTTCTACCGCCGCGCGTTGCAAATTTAGGACGGCGAGTTGCTGCTTTTGCGCTTCGAGCGTCTTTCTTGCTTGCTCTGCTAGATCTAGGGCTTTGATTTGTTTGATTATCTCTTCAAGCCCCGTGAGGGACTTCATCCATATGTCGCGCCCGCCGTTTTGGTTTCTATGGTTGTTGTACTCGGTTACGGCCTCAAGCAGTTGCTTTCTCATCTCGACGCTTCCGGTAGCGAGAAATTCTTGCATCTGCGCCGCGCTCATACGGTAGAAGTATTCGGCCCAAACCCTAGGATCGTTCGTATTTCCCAACTTTGAGACGCGGCTCATTTCGTCCGCGCCCAGATCGCCCTCTATGCTTCCTGCTAGAGCGCGAAATTTGGTATAGATGTTTTGCAAAGTTAGCACGTTCGTATCGCGACCAACCGCCGCAAAAAAGCCGGCTTGAGTCTGAGCTATACTTTGAGTGAAATTTACCACCGCCTTTGTATATTCATCCTGCGCCTTTTTCGCCGCTTCATAGGCTTTTACGAGAGAATTTAGGCTGTCTACGTTGCTTTTCGTAAAATCAGACGCGATCGCTTTGCGGTATGCCTGCGCCATTTGCCCCACGCTTAGATCGGCGATACTGCCCATCTGCTTTGGAATGTCTAGTTTGAGCGCTTCGGCCGCGTCCGTAAAGCTCTCAAAGGCTTGACGCATTGAGATTTCTACTTGTTTGATAGGATTTCTTACGCTGAGGAGCTCAAGGCTCTTGTAACTATCCGCGATCGCACCTAGGCTTTCGCTCATTAGCTCGATGACCTTTTTATTCGCTTTCTTGGCTTGTTCCTCCCAGTCTTTCCACATTCTGGAAAACTCGGGATTATCGACGAGTTTTTGATTTTTATTGCTCTCATCTTTGCTCAAATTTAGCAGGTCGTCTATCTTGCGGGAGCTTTTGAGTCCAAATATATTTCCGTCGCTAGCCTTGCCAAACTCGTCTCTCATACCGCGCGCCATGTTGTCGATCGCGCCAAGGCCTGCTTTATTCATCGCCTTGCTTACGGCATCGTCAAGCGGTTTGGTTATGTGGTTGATAATCGTCGACGGGCTAAATTTCATAGCCTTTTCAAATACCCCGCCTATTTTGCCGAGCAAGCCTTTTCGCTTTTTGCCGCCGCTTTCCGTGACCTCTGCCCACATTTGCTCTGCTTGCCCAGTCATTGAGCGAAGTATCGCTTTGGCAAAGCCCTCGTTTGCTAGGCTTTCGCCGCTATACTTGCCCGTTTTTAGGGTTAGGCTCGCCAAAGCTCCCGCGCGGCTAGCCATCCTATCCATAGAGCGAAGCTGCGCGCCGATCTCTCTCATAGAGGCATCGTCTAGGTCGCTCATCTCGGTCCAGCTTTTCTTTGAGAACCAGCCTTTCTTTTGCATATCGACGTAGGAACGGATGTTTTGGTTGGATAGTATGTCGCCTGCGGTTATATCTTGCAATACCGAGATGCCGCTGCCGGTCACCTTTTTCTTGCCGAATGCTCCGCCTATTAGCGCGCCTGCTACGGCGCCGATAACGGCACCCCAAGGGCCCACAGACGATCCCGCTTTCATACCGGCTATCAGACCGCCCGCAGCGCCTCCGAGCGCTCCGCCCGTGCTAGCGTAAGTGTTGGCTTTGAAAAGCTTATCACCTAGATAGCCGATACCGTATCCAAGCGCCGCTCCGCCAAACGCCGACCCCGCCATATACGGAGCAGTGCCGGCGCCGCTAAACTGCGTAGCCGTCAAAGCGCCTTTCACGCCCGTTCCGAAACCGTATACGCCTTGACCCAGCCCCGCGTATCCGTGCATAGATAGCCAAGATGCCGCATTAAGAGCCGGAGTACTCGTAAAGCTTGAGATGAAGCCCGTATAGCCGCTAGTTAGCAAAGAATACGCGCTTTGGAGGTTTGACACCGAGCTAAGCAGGCTAGTCGTGCTTTTGTCTAGAGCGTCCGCGCCCCGGAGTATCTGTCCCGTGCTTGATAGCTCTACGGTCGTGCCGCCGACCGATCCTATCCAGCCGCCGCTATCGTTTTTGGCAAGACCGAGATTTGAGGCGATAGAGGCCAAATTTGAGCCGCCGCCAAGCATCGCCCCAAAGCCGCCCGAAATGCCTTGCGAGAGAGTTCGCGCGTATGGGCTGATTAGATCGCGCATCAAATTTGTGCCGATGTCTTTGAGGGCTGTTTTGAGGCTCTTTGTCTTACCTATGAAAAAATTGAAAAAGCCGTCGTCCACGGTTTTTGACATGGACGAGACGGTGTCCGCCCAGCTGTTTTTTATATCCTTAAACGCCGCTTTTGAGTTTTTAACATACGGCTCAAGGTATTTTTTCTTTTGAATTTCAAGGTATTTTTTGGCGTCCTCTTCGTTTAGCTCTAACTTTTTGATTTTTTCTTTGGTCTTGGCGCTTTCTATGCTCCACGCTTTTTCGTATTCTCCGATAGCCTCATAGTACTCTTTTTGCGCGGCCTCTTTTTCGTTTAGAAAATCTTTGTATTCTTTGATGGCCTTGTTTGCTTCTTCTGTTTGCAATATATCAAATAGCTTTTGCTTTGCCGCGGCCGCATCTTGTCTGCTTACGCCGTTTTTAATCCAATCTCTTTCTTTTTGGCTGATGTCGTCGAGTTTTTTCTCGTATTCGCTCATGCCTATGCGCGCGATCTCGCGATATGCGGAGTTTACGTCGCCTAAATTTTTGATGTCTTGTTTGTTAAATTCGGCTATCTGTTTGGCCGTTTTTTCGCGCATAACTTGCAAGGCCTCGAGCGTATCGAGCCTCTGCTTTTCTTTCTCGGGATCGGTTATAGGATTTTGCAAATTTTTTATGAGGCCGTCGATCTCGGCTAGCTCCGTTTTTAGACGTCCTAGCGTAGTCACGTTTTTGGCTTTTTCGCCGGCTTTATCCAAAGCAGCGCTTACGGCGTCGATTTTGTTTTGCAGCAAGGAGTCGGTTTTTGCTTCGCCGGGGCCTGCTCCGCCTTTGCCTTTGCCGTTTAACACGTCTTGCACTTCGCCGTACGCCGCGCCTAGATCAAGGATATTGTTTTGAAGTTCGTCTAGTTTGGCTCTGTTTTCGACGAGAGCGTCTTTGCTCATGAAAATAAAGCCGTTTGCGATCTTGTCTTGCAGCTTGCCGGCCTCTTTTTTGGTGGCGTCTAGCTCTCTGCGGATCTCGACTAGCCTAAATTCAAGCTGATTTTTGGTTAGCTTACTGAGCTCTTCGCTTGTGGTATTTAGGATCTGGTTTAGCTTCTCGCCGCTAGCCCTTGCTCCGTCCATGCCGTCCTTGAGCGCCATAAACGCTTCAACCGCGCCAAATATCACCGCGGTTGGTAAAAAACCCTTAAATGCCGCTTTCAGTGCCGTGATACCGGTCCCAAGTGCAGACGTAAGCGTAATAGTAGCGGTTAGGGACGACGAAAAGATCGCCATCGTAGCTCTTGATATGCCAAGCACGGCGTTAAAAGCCGCCGTACCTATCTTGGCCGCTACGAACGCTCCCGCAAGCAGGCCTAGATGCTTTCCGGCTGTCGCGATATACCCCGCCCACTCTATGATCGTAGCTTTGTTCTCTTTTACGAAATTTGAAAAAGAGGCGATGCCGGTAGTGAGCATATCAAACATAGGCTTAGTTAGCTCTCTAGTGAGCTCGGTGAGTTCATTTTTAAGAGAACCGAGCGCTACTTCGTAGCCCTTAGCCGCCTCGGCGCTAAGCTCTTTATATTTTGCTAGCTTTTCTATGATATGGTCGTAGACCTTGCCCTCAGAGCTCGCCTTTTTTAACTCTTCATTTGTGAGGCCCACTATCTTCATAAATGAGCCCATCTCGGAAGCCGCTACTACCGTGCCCGTAGCTAGGCTATCCATCATAGGAGTTAGATCGCTTAGGTTTTTGCCTACTGCCTGGGCTGCTAGAGCTATGCTATCCATAGCCTGCACGGCTTTGGCGCGGCTACCTTGACCCGCAGAGGTAGCATAAAACATATTAAAGGCGCCGGTAATTTCTTCAAGCGTAAATTTGGTTTTAGCGTTGGTCTCATTGAGCTTTTTGAGTATGCCTTCGCTTTCTTTCATGCTCATATTCCATTTGGTATGAGCGTCGAGGGTTTTACCCAGCATACTTACGTTTGAAGAATTGGCTGCGATTAGCCCCGTGAGCTGAATTTTGAGGTTTTCAAAGCTGCGGTTTGCTTCGATGCCCGAAGCCGCAAAGGTTTTAAAGGTAGCCGTAAGCGCAGCTACGCCGCCCACGGCAAGTACCATTTTTCCAAGAGAGTCGCGAAGGGTATTTGCGGCGCTATTAGCTCCGGTTATGCTGCGTCCTAGCTCGTTTACGTCGCCTCTTGCGGTACGCAAGCTATGAGTTTGTCCGTCTATGGTGATGGTTATGCTTACGTCGCTATTAGCCATGTTTTTTTGCTCTACTCTCTTTTATTCATTGCAGCAAGATAGCGTTTTGAAATGTCAAACATCCATAAAAAATCTATTTTAAAACGCTTACAAAAAGCCTTTAAAACGATAGTTTCACATTCAAAATACCCGCCGTTAAAGTCTCGCTTTACTATGCTTGCCGTCTGAAGTCCTCGAAGCATAAGAGCTTCGTAATAATCAAGTCCGAACTCGTCCGGGCTCATCTTTGCTTCAACGCAGGCAAGCATCCTTTCTACTTTTTTACGCGTTCGGCTTCTATAGCGGCATCAATGGCGCCCATAACCGATAGATAGCTTAGGCCTTTATCCTCGATCTCGGCCTTAAATTTCTCCAAGTCCTCTCCGCCAAGAGTAAGATCAAACCTCTTCTTTGCCGCGACGTCAAGATCGATAGAAGCGTTAGCTAGCTCTTTTTGCTCCGCACGCTTTGCCTCTATCTGCTCGATGAGCGCGAGCACCTCTTGCATGGTTTTGGCTTTTTCTTTGCCGCTTTGAGTAGAGGCTATGTCCTTTTTGATCTCCTTTTTCTCCTCAAGCGCGGCTATCTCTGTTTTTAGAGAGTCGCTAGCGTCTATTTGCTTTTTTAGTTCTGCAAATTCTCCTACCAGATCTCTTGCTTCGCTCTTTTTTAGTTCTCTGTACTCGAGCTTGAATTTGTTTTCGTCGATGTTTATCTCAAACGGAAAGCGTGTTTTCATTGTTTTTTCCTTTTTTTAAATTTGCGAATGGCTACGCAGTAGCCGATATTCGCCCCGCTAACGTCGTCCGGGTGGGGGTTGGCGAAGGGGGCGGGCGGACCTCGTAACTCTGAGCGCCGCCCCCTTGCGTACAAGCGGAGCGTTTGACGATTAAGGGCTATTCGCCGTCCATAAAGCTAAATAGCTCTTCCCCCGCCGCCTTTAATACCTTGCCTTTTAAACTAAGTTTGACAAAATCGGTCCCGCTTACGCTCACGTCGCCCTCAAAGCTTAGGTTTACCAGAGGGATAACGAGGATTTGCGCCTTGTTTGTAGCTAGGTTTTTGCCCTCGACGATGATTTTGCCGAGCGAATTTGCGAGTTTTTGCGGCGCGATTCTTTTGAACTTTGCCGGGTAAACCTTTGGCGCACACTTATCTATCGTAAAGCTGCCCGCCGCCATGTTTTCCGTAGCGGTGTAGATCTTGTTATCTTTTAGAACCGGGTCGCCGATTCGTATTTGTTCGGTGTCGGCCTTGATAATTTTTCCGTTGAAAAATTTGCCGGCTGCGGCGTATGTCACGTCCTCTACTACGCCTTTGAAGCAAAGCGCCAAATTTGCGATATTTATATCGCCGATTTCGGTGCTGAAGTTGTACTCCGCTTTCGTTTCAAGCTCCATCACCGTCTCTCCCAGGCTCTCGTCATTTGAGAGTAGCTCTTTTTTCTCAATGGTCCTATTGAGCGATACGCTTTGCTGATAGCCTAGCGTGATACTTTCGTTTGCGCCTTGTGGCGTGAAACTCACCGTAGCTACGGATAGTCTTGCTACTTTTTCTTGTGCCATTTTTTGTCTCCTTTTTTACGCTTCCGTGAAGCCTGTGATCTTAAATTTGATTTGTACCCTTACGCAGTAAAGCGTACCGGTTATAAACGCAGCCTTTGCTCCAAACATAATTTTTTCACCGTACCTGGCGCCGAATCTAAACAGCTCGCCTCTTAGTCGGTCGATTTTATCTAGCACGCCGCTTTTGTCAGCGTTAAGCGAATTTCTAGCTACGACGACGCTAAAAACGGCGTTGTCGGTTATGTCGTCTACGCTTTCAAGCCCTTCAAACACGAGATAGTCGCCGTTTTGCGCGAGAGCTTCGAGGCTTGGCAGCTCAAGTAGCCCAAATTCCCTCTTTAGCCTTGCGGCTAGTTCGCTTAGCGAGTTCACATCACGTCCTTTCTTGCCTTACTTTTGTAAAATTTCGCCGAGCTAAGCTCTCCGGCGTCGTTTACGAAAGGCGAGTTTTTGATGATCTTTTGCGCCGCTTCCAAAAGCAGCAGATCTTGCTCGTCAAGGCCTACTTTTAAATAAACCTTTAGCCTGATATATGCAAAATCCTCTTTTGCAAAATACGGCACCTCGCGCCCTTTACAAGCATCCTGCGCGTCTGTAACGCAGCGCGTTATTAGTTCAGACGTTATCTCATTTGGATTTTGCAGGCTTTGCTTCGCCCTTAGCTCCAGCTTTTGCGCCATCTCCACTTTTTACTCCTCACGTGGGCCAAGCCACCGCTGCGGCAAGCTTTCCAAAAACTTGACCAAACTCTTCGTAGCGTAGTCTCGTTGCGAGTGCCACGCACGAAGCAAAAAGCCCTGCCTTACGGTGGGTTCCTTATCTGTTATTTTTGGCATTTGCTTTACTCTGATCGGCGGCTGGAGTAGACGGATCCTCGTCGCTACCCTCGTTTTGTTCGAGATCGCCGTTTTGATCCGTCAAATTTTGCGTATCGTCGTTTGCTTGACTCGCTTCGGACGGATTTGTATCGTCCAAATTCGCAGCTTCTTTTTCCTCTTCTATTTCGCCGACGCCGGAATCAATATCGCGAGCTTTTAAAAAGCTTTCATAGTTGCCCATTGCAGCTCCTTACTCCGTCGGCGCGTTTTTATACGCCATTTGCCATAGGCCGTATCCTGCGTTATCTTCGGTGTCTATGCCGTATCTAAACTCTTTTCTCATAAACGCCGCTTCGTTATCTAGCTTATCTTGAGCGACGAATTCGGCCTCTTTGTTTTTCTGAAGTACGATAGGCTTGACCGCCCTTGAAGTATCTAGCAAGTACCACGCTTTTTTCTTGGTTAGCTCGTAGCACACGAGGATTTCGACCTCTTTATAGAGAGGATTACTGCCGCCGCCAGTCTTTTTCTCGGCCAAAAATAGCTCTTTAGCCTTTGCTTTTAGCTCAGGCGGCACTACGATGAGATTTGGCTTTATGCGAAGCGGATTTCCGTTATCCTTGATGAGTCTACCCATCTCGGCTACCGTTCTTTCGTAGTTTTCCTCGGTTAGTTCCAAATTGCTCAAATTTGAAAAACTTTGCCCTTTTACTTGGTGATCGGCGGCGAAAAACTTCTTACCGTCGTAGCAGTCGCCGTTTGACTCAAGCAGACCAAATACCATAGAGTTGTAGTGCTCGGGCACCGCGGCGGCTAAGTCTATAATGCGAGGCTTTACGATGCCTAGGTTATCGTATTCGATGACGTCGCGTTTGACCTTTATCGATGATTCCCAATCTTTTTTAGAGATAGTGTAGTTCCAGGCCGCTAGCTCGTTTAGAGTCCTGTCACCTACCCATTCGCGCATGCTAGGCATATCGGCTAACCACGAATAATCGACCGTTACGGTATTTGCATGTATATCCGTGGCAATTTTTAAATAATCGCTGTTTTGTGTATTTAAAGCGTCGTTAAATACGGTTTTAAAACCTTTTGAAACCGACTCCATATATGCGGCATCAAGTACTCTTCTTGGCATTTTTTCTCCTTTTTATAGACCTAGTTGGGCTTTGACGTCCGGATCGATATCAAGCTCATCTTTTTTGTTTTTCTCGTAGCTTTTTTCTTTAAGCACGCTTGCGGCTTCGCTTTTTGAAACTTCCATAAAGCTATCTAGCGCATTTCCTTCAAGCGCCATAGCCATCTCTTTGCGGTTAGGCAAAAGTTCGCCGTTTTTTATGGCGCTTTCTATTCGCACAGTTTTAGAGTTATTGCGCTCGGTTTCAAGCGCCGTTTTTAGCTCTCCTATCTCATTATCTTTCGCGATTATTTGCGCCTGCAAAGCCGCGTTTTTCTCGTTTAGTTCGGCCAGCTTAGCGGCTAGCTCGGAATTGTTTTCGGGCATCTCTTCTCCTTTGTTATTTAGTGCTTTATTTAGCAAATTCGGGCGATTTACAAGCCCCACGCTTGCGATCCTCACCACCTCTCTTACGCCGTTGTCGCGGTAATTTACCTCGTAGGCTGGGCTTAGGTATCTATATAGTTTTTTATCTACTAGCCCTTTGCCCACCTCGGTAAATTCCAAACTCGCGTAAATCCCGTCGTCTCTAGCTTCAAGCGAATTTACGTCAAACCACCCCATCGCTTCGCCGTCGTAGTGATCCTTGTCTAGCAAGATGTCTACGTTTTGGCTTTTGGTGTTGGCTACCACGAACGAGGCGTCGATGTTAAATACGCGGCCGTCGTAGCCCATAACCTGCTGACCGGCGGGGCTGATTTTTATCTTTCCGTCTTGCAAGCTGTTTAGTTCAAGCGCTACCACGCTTTTTTCAAGCTCTGTCATTTCGCTCCTTTTTGGGTTTTCTTGCCTCGCATTTTATGGCTTTTTTAAAATTTAACCACTCTAAATACCCGTTATTTGGAGTGTCTGTAAAAAAATTTTGCGTTATAGTTTGCGCAAAAAAACGGACATGAAAAAAAATGAAAGACGTAATAAAAGAGCTGTATATACAAGGAAAGACCGTAGATGAAATTTGCGCCGCTTTAAATATCGCGCGCCAAACTTTCTACTACCATAAAAAAGCGGATTTTAAAAAAGGCATAGACTGGGACGGCCTAAAACTGGCAAATTTAAGAAGCGAAGATGAGCTCGAAAACAAAGAGGCGCTTTTTGTGAATAGCCTCATCGAAAATTACGAGAAATTTTTAAAAGACGCCGGAGAGCTAAGCCCGGAGCATATCGAAAATCTTCACAAATTTGCAAAAACGTATTGGAGCATCAAGGCTCCGCGCCAAATAAACCCGAGGGATATAGCCGTAAGCGCCGCGAAAAAGACGCTGGAAGCGGTAGCTAAGCTCGCCTTGTCGCACAAACAAACGGACGTGGCGCAGTGGCTTAGCGAAAATGCCGATCTTATTATCTCAAACGTAGTAAAAAACGACAAATGAAAAAAGCGACGTTTCTAGGCGTTTTTAACCCCAAGGTTAGCAAAGGTATAGACGCAAACCTTTTAAACGATTTTAAAAGGGGTTTAAACGCTTTTAAAAAGGATTTTTACAAATGGAGTTAAAAGAGTTAAAGGCTTATCTAAAATCTTTGCCCAGCATCATAGACGATCAGGGGGAGAATAGGCGTAAAAAATCGCAAAGCGATTTTAAATTTTTCGTGCTGACTTATTTTCCGCATCAAATAGGACTTGAGGGCAACGATAGATTTAACGACAGATCCAAATTTAGAAGCTTCGTCTATAAAGAGCTCGAAAACGTTTGCGTTAAGCACCGCCATATTCTCATAGAAGCATATCGCGGCGGCGCAAAAACGACTCTTATCACGCGGTTATATAATCTTTGGCTGCTGCTCACGGACAAAAAGAGCTATGGCATAGTAGTTAGCTCTACGATCGACATCGCGGTCGAGAGTAGCGATACCTTGCGCGTCGAGCTTGAAGAAAACGCCAAGCTCGTAAACGACTTTAAAATAGAAATAGGCGATAAGTGGAAGAGCGATGAGTTTATCTTTTCGGTGGACAAAAAACCCAAAAAGCTTAAATTTTTCGGCGCCGGCAAAAAGATAAGAGGTACGAATTTCCTAGGCAAGCGCCCTGATATCATCATCGCCGACGATATAGAAAACGACGAAAACGTAGAGAGCTTGGCTCAAAGAGAAAAGCTTTATAAATGGTTTAGAAAGGCCGTATTAAAACTGCCTAGCCGCTACGATGCGAGTTTTAATATTATCGTAGTGGGCACGAGACTTCATCACGACGGGCTTTTGGCGCGCATAAAAAAGCTAAGCGCGTTTTCTAGCTTTAACTTTCCGCTCGTGGTTAAATTTCCGGACAACATCGACGAACTAAACAAGGACAACATAGCAAAAGCTAAAATATCAAATATGATCTTAGACGACGAAAGCATGGATAAGCGCGGGGTACTCGCCGAGTTTTTCGACGATAAGGAAAGCTTTTATTCCGAATACCAAAACGAGCCGCTAAGCCGCGACGGGGCGATATTTTCGGGTTATAAAACTTACGAGCAGATGCCAGTTTGCGACGCATATTATATCGGCCTTGATCCTGCGATGGGCAAGGCTAGAGGGGATTATTTCGGACTTGCGGTGCTTGGCAAAAAAGACAAGCAATACTACCTAGACACAAAAGGATACAAGCTCAAGCCCGACGCCATGATAGAAAAATTCATGCAGCTTTATTTAAGACTGCTGCTTTGCGGCAAACCTATCAAGATCGCTATAGAAACGGTGGCCTTTCAGGAATTTTTCAAAGACAAACTAAAAGAGGAGTTTGCAGTAAAGGGTATAAGCCTGAGCGTTTGCGAACTAAAAAACTCGGTCGCAAAAGAGTTAAGGCTCGATGCGCTAGCTCCTTACGTAACGGACGGTACGATACTCATAAACGTAGATAATACGCTTCTAATAGAAGAGCTAGATACTTACCCTAAAGCTCCTCACGACGACTTGCTGGACGCTAGCGAAATGGCCTTTAGGATAGCTTCTAGCGTAGCCGTCGCCGACTACCGCGCCCTAAACCGCGTAGTTAAAAGAAATCAAAAACTCATAAAATCATTAAAGGAAAAATATACGTGAAACAGCAAATTATCATCAAAAAAACCGACGCCGCGGGAGTGCTAAGCGGCGTAAACTACGATCTGGTGCGCGCGGCGGTCTCGGGCGGAAGCTTTGAAAGCCTCGTAAAAGTATTTGAATACTTCAAAGCTACCGACACGCAAATAGGCTCCGAGCTCTTTAAGCGCAAAGTTTACGTAAGTGCCTTGCCGATATTTTTTGAAAGCGAGGACGAGGCGCAAGGCGCTTTTATACAGGAGTTTTTAGAAAGCATCAAATTTAAAAAGTTTTTGTTTGCGTGCACGGCGGCTATCGCCTACGGTTTTTCGCCGTTTATCAAGCAGTGGCGAAACGACGAGGGTAAAATTTTACCTGATTTTGAATATATCCCGCCGACGTATTTTAATACCGACAACGAAGACAAGCTCTATCTCAAACAAGGTATAGATAAAATTTACGTCCAAAACGCAGCAGATCTAATGTGGATACACGTTCACCCCACAGATAGCGGCGACGTCATCACCCAAAGCCTGATGTACCGCATCGTCACTATAACGGCGCTAAAACATCTTGCTATATCAAAGTATATGAATTTCTTTGATAGCCTCTCGGTGCCGCCGCTAGTCATCAAATCAAATAGCGTAGGCGACGAAAAACAAAGCGACGCGATCATAGAGGCGGCCGTAAATTTACGCGCTAACGGCGTAGGGCTGTTTTCTAAAGAGGACGTCGTAGAGCTACTAAACGGCAACGTTGATAAAGCGACGTTTTTAGAGTTTATCAAGTACTGCGACGACTGTATAGCAAAAAGTATCACCGGGCAGGTGCTAGCGGGCAACTCGCAAATAAACGGCACGCAGGCTCTAGGCAAAGTGCATAACGAGGTGAGGCAAGACATACTGCGCTTTGACGCGATGCTAATTTCAGCTAGCCTTTATGAGCTTATCGATGAAACGCTAAAGCTAAATTTCTCTAACGTAAAGCCTTTTAAATTTATGCTTGACGCTAATCTTGAAGCCGACGAAAACGCGTTAAGCGAGGTATACGAGCGCATAACGTCCATGGGCTACGAGATCCCGCTTGAGTTTATGGAAACGGCGTTTAAGATCAAGGGGCTTAAATTTAAAAGCGAGGAGCCGCAAATTTCGCAAAATCAGGACAAAAAAGGCGTATCGAAAAACGCTCAAAGGCAAAATTTACCCCTTGACAATATCGACGCTGCGCTTGAGAGCAAAGAATATAACAAGTCCGAAAAAGAGATTTTAAAAGAGATCGAAAGTTCGTTAAATAAGCTTTTAAAAGATGCGAGCAGTTATGAAGAAGCCTTTAAAAAACTAAGTGAGATGTATGAAGGCATGGATCTGGCGCTACTTGAAAACGCGATGATAAACGCCATATCAAATGCCGAAATTTACGGGTATGAAGATGAGTAGCGTAGGCGTTTCATTCTTTGCCGAGCCCGTAAACGTCATCAAGGCTCTCTCAGCCCGCACGCCCGAGCTTCACTTTGATTATGACGAGATTATGCACGAGGCTCATAGTAGAGCTTTTACCGTAGCAAAGATCGCGCGGATCGATCTGCTTTCGGATATACAAACTAGCCTTAGCGAGGCCTATAAAAAGGGGCGGGGATTTGGAGAGTGGAGAGATAACATAAAGCCCATTTTAGCAAAGAAAGGCTGGCTAGGAGACGTAAGCGTAACAAATCCTAAGACCGGAGAAACGAAACAAATTTATGTGGGCTCCAGGCGGCTAAAGCGAATTTTTGAGACCAACATGCGAGTAAGCGTCGCAAAGGCAAGATATGAAAGCCAGATGAGTAGCGCGGGCGAATACTTCCGCTATAAAGCCGTACTAGACCGCCGCACGCGACCCTCTCACGCCAAGCTGCACGGTATGATCCTACCAAAAACGCATAAATTTTGGGAGAAAAACTACCCGCCAAACGACTGGGGATGTAGGTGTCAGGTGCAAGTACTAACCCAAAGCGAGATGCAAAGCTACGGATTTAAGCCCTATGCCGGCACGCCCCTAAATGTAGCTAGCAAGGACTGGGCTTATAATCCGGGCAAAAGCACTCAAAGCCTAGATAACGTCCTAGCGCAAAAAGCTAAAAATTTAAGCGGCGAACTAAAAAATATAGTAAAAAACGATCTAAAAAACTATGAGCAGGATAGGAATTTATACGTTTGGCAAAAGGGGCTGGATGATATGGTCGACACACTGCTCGGTGGCGATATTATTAAAGAAAAATTACGCCAAATCGTTCAAGTAGGGCAAATTAAGCCTAATATCGAAAATGGGTTAAAGAAGCTGGGAGTTAAGCTGGGAGCCAATAGTGTAGCGCTTTATCAAAATCGAGTTTGGCATCTAAAGCGTGACAGTAAACCAAAAGACAAAGAGCCTAATGCTGATGAGATAAAGGCGATTGTCGATGTTTTAGATAAAGCTAGACACTGCTATTATAATCCACAAGAAAACGCGCTTTATTATTTTTATCCAACAATGCAAAACGACAATATGGTAAATTATGCGCTTATTAGGCTAAATTACACACTAGCTAAATTTAGAACGGATAATTTCGTGATAAGTATAGATAAAATACCTTTTGAAAATTTTAATACTACAATAAGAGACAAAAAAAGATATAAAAAAATAAGGTAAAGACGGCCGGGCATCGAACCCGTCATGAATAGCCTACGCAAGTAGGTATCCGGCTGCCAAATCTGCCGGTATCTCATCTTTACCTTCTGTATTGATTATAGCCCTTTTATCCTCAAAAGTCAATTTAGCTTGCTTGCTATCTCGGCAGCCAAAAAGCGCTTAATGTTTTCCTCTAAATTCGGCTCCAGCTTTCCATTTTCATCGACCGGTAAAAAAGGACGAGCCGGTATCTTGCTTTTGCCTCCGCGCCCGGCGTTTGCGCCAAACTGATGAGCTAGGCCATAAGCAAAGCCTTTATGAGAGCTATTATTTGAGACGGTCACGCTTTTATTATCGGACGCTATATGCCAATTATCCGCCAGATGCCCGCTATCTCTTAAAATTCTATCCGAACCGCCTCTTTTTATTTTTTGGGCTAGCGTACTTTGTTTAAGCGGTTTCCAACTCTGCCCAAACGGGCTTTTTTGGTTTTCAAATGCAAATTCTATGGAGTTTGAGATCATATTGCCGATAGTATCAAAGGTGCTTTGAGATAGGGCATTACCTTCCTCGAGTCGTTTTAGCATCTGGTTTATCTGTTCAAGCCCGTTTATTTCTACGCTCATGCTTTATCTTTCGACTTACAAAAGTGCTCGCTGCGAGACTTTGCTACCAAGATAAAATTTTCTAGATATTCGTCGTTGGGTTTTACGCTCTCCACCGTCGTCCATGTGTTGCCGCATTTATCGCAACGCCTAAAGCGCACGGTTTCAAGCCCTTTTACGGTAGCGCCGACTCTTGTTTTTTCGTTTCCGCAGTATGGACAGAAAATGAAACACCTCCGTTTTTTAGAGGTATTTTACTATTTCTTTAAAATTTTTCCCACCGTATTAGCCTCTAGCCTTGGCTCTTTGCGTCTTGATTACGGCTTCAAGCCCCGTGATTATCTTGTTCGCTCGTTTTTTATCAAGCGCGTATAGCTTAGGTACTAGGCAGCCCGTTTGCCTGTAGAAAAATCTAAGCCTCGCAGGCTCGTCCCAGCCTAGTTCGTTTATCAAAATTTCAATCTTTTTTATCTGTTTTTGCGTGATTTTATCGGGCTTGGCAAGGTTTCGACCTGCGTAGTCGGGCGTAAAATTTAGCCTATCCTCGCACTTGCCGCGCAGGATATTTATGGCCGTGTTGAGTTCGTTTATGCTTAGCTCCTTGCTACTTTTTACGCCAAATCTAAGATCCAGCCAGTCTTGCCACGCCTCGTTGCGTTTGATCTCTTTGTAGAGAGGATCGGTGTGAATGATGGTTAAAAGCTGCTTTCTATAGAGGTCTTGGTTTTTAGTCATTTTATATCCTTTATGCTCCTGCATATACGCTCTTGCCGCTTTCAAGATCGGCGATTATACGCTTTCTTATTCGTTCAAAGCCTAGTCTTATAGATGGATCCTTGGCTCTGTTTTCAAAGCTACCGTTGCTTAGCTCTTCGTATGGTTTCTTTTCTTCTTGCATGGCTTGCGTATCGCGCGGCAAGCGGTAGATCGCCTCGCAGTCTATCTCGCGAAACATGATGCCCGCCTCTTTGATCGCGGCAAGGTTGTCCGCCCAAAACTCCCTGAGCTTTGCTTTGATATTTTCCTTGTTCAGCTCGAAAGTCTGCTTTGCGGCGGGGTGAGAAAAGACGAAATGCAAATTTATACCGTGGATCGCGGCATACTTAAATATCTTCTCGCTTATTAGCCCGTTTAGGGCAAATTTAGCCATATCGTTTATTAACTTTCGTTTGTTTAGTTCTGCTATAGTTTCGTGCATTTTTAAACCTTTTAAAGAACGTTTTAAGCCATTTAAAACGCTCTTTAAAGGGCTTAAAGCCCTTTAGTCTTCCTTACGATTTTGCCTTTTGTATTCTTCATAGTCGAATTTGCAGGCGGCAAGCTCAATGATAAAAAATAGGCAAATAATGGCCATCACATAAGGTATCAAAGTAAGCGCGATGATTCCGGCCATTGCCGTAGCCTTATCCTTTTTCTCGTCTCTTTTGGCTTTTATTGCCCACAGCAAGCCAGTAGTAATGACCACGGCATAAAAATTTAGTATCAGCCCCCAAGTAAAAAAACTTAGCATGATTTTTCCTTTATAAATTTTTTCATACACTCGTGCGGATTTAGTCCGCGCTTGGCTATCTCGTCAAATATCCGCCTGATGCTAGTAGATGCCGTGTAAAAGCCGCCGTCGCAGAAAAATACTCCATCTCGGTATCCCGCATTGATAGCGACTACGGCCATAGCGCAAAGCGAGTCGATATAGTACTTGGGCGGATCTTGCTGCAAGCTCGCCTCTTGCGTATATTTGTAAAACGCCTCTTGGTAGTCCAAAAACGTATCGTAAAATCGCTTGCTAAACTCCTCTTTGCACTTCTTAACGGTCGTGCCTTTTTGTTTCCTGTAGCACTTTAGAAGCTCTTTGATCTCGTCAAACTGTTCGTTTGTCATACTTACTCCTTTCAAAAATTTAAACCTTTTAAAATACGTTTAACGCCGAATTAAACGCATTTTAAAGGGCTTAAAGCCCTTTAAATTTAATTATTCCGGTAGCCTAAAGCCCAACGCATAAATCGGATGCAGATTATCTACGTTTTCAAAATTCGCAGCATCTCTAATTTTTATTGCCTCGCTTCTATTCGTTCTAATCGGCACACCGTCCACGCAAAGCATAATGTAGTCTCCTTGCGAGTCCTTGTATTCCCAATACCAAAGCGCGTCATCTATCTTCACGTATTCTTCGCATACTTGATGTTCGGGTATTATCGCGCCGCCCTTAAACTCTATCCCCCCGTCTTCCGTATATCCTTTCACCGTCCATATATAGCCGTTATTTTCATCTAGCATCAACATTTGCGCATCTTTTTCTATCACTTTATCGCCTTCTCCAAATTTGCGATTTTTTGGCTTTACGCGGTAGTCAAAGCATACCCAATCCCACAACGGTTCCTCTACTTTATCCCAACTGTCTTTGCCTGCATAGCTTATTTCTATCGCCTTGCCCATAACATAGGCTTGCATTACCTCGACCATGTATGTTGTTGTTTTCGATTCTTCCATCTTCACCCATCCCTAATCTCTTTCTATCCCCGCAAAATCCAGCACTATCAAATTCGCCTCGCCGTCTATCTTGTCTCCCGCGCGCTGCCTAAAGCGTATATAGCTCTTTGAGCCTACGATCTCGGTGGCTTCGTCTATCATAGCCATCGCCTCTTTCCATTTGGCAGCCTCGATGGGGTATTGCTTGAGGCTTAGGATCTGTTTTGCGTCTACTTTGCCGTTTTTGACGTCAAAGGCGCGGGTTATGAGAGTGCGTATCTCAGCGTCTGCTCCCTCTACCTTTTCGTCTAGGTATTCGTCTATCTTTTCTTTTGCTAGCACCAGCCTTTGATCGAAGCTGATTTGCTTTTGCACGCAAATTTGCACCTCTTTGGTGCCGTTAAAACTCTTTAGAGTTACCGCTCCGCTCTTGCTTGAGGACAGCCTATCAAGGCCGTATTTTTGACGAAGAAGATCCACGAAGCTTTCGCACTCTTCGTAGGCCTCTTTTTTGATTTTTTTCATCGTCTCGTGCAGCTCGTTAGCCTTATTTATGAGTTTTTCTACCAGCTCGTCTTCTAGCTTTTTATCTACGCTCACCATATCCGGGTGAACGTATTCGCCGCTCTTGTTTTCCCAAAAGCCTTTTTCATCTAGTCTAGGCATCTTTTTCTCCTCATCTTTGATTTTCTTCTGTTTGCTCTTATTTCTTGGCTTTTGTGCTTTGCGCCGGGAGTTACCGCGCTTTTTGCAAAGGCCGCCTTGCTTCTTCTTGCTTTGGTTGGCGTTAGCGTCGGCGCGCCGCCTAGCACGCTAGCGTCGCCCAGCGCTAGGCTTAGACCTGCTAGCATAGATGCGGCTTTCATCATTTTTTGCTCCTTTCAAGTATTTTAAATTTCATCGCAAATTTGAGTTTGCAGACGTATCCGTAGACCGTGCAAACGGGCAAATTCGCCTTGGCTTTTTTGTGGTTTTTGAATGCTAGAGGCATTCTTCAAACAGCCCCTGCGAGGCTTGATTTTGCGAAAAATCAAGCTCGGTAAGCCCTAACTCGTTAGCATACTCACGCTCTTTTTTCATGCCCTGCGATCTAGCCGCGTCGGCATGAGTCGAGAAATAGATATAAGAGCAGTGGCTAAGCAGTTCGAGTCCGGCGTTTATAGCCTTATCTCTATCCGTATTTTCATCGAACACCTCGCCGAAAGCTAGCACCGGGCTTATAGGTATATAGCCCGCTTTTATGACCTTTTGGCACTCGGCTATAGCAAGCTTTTTAGCGGCAAAGGGCCTATTTATATCGCTTACGTTTAATCCCGCGTAAGGCGTAGCAACGTAGACTAATCTCATCGTTTGTTTCACTCGTTCTCCTTTCTTTAAATTTAAGTCTAAATGCTTAATCAAACCGCCCGCGGGCGGCTCGTTAAACACTTAAATTTTGATAGTATCGACGGCTATTTTCGTCCCTTTTATGCAGATATACTCGCCGTCTACCTCGTAAAATTTTCTTGAATAGTTTGCTTTTAGTCCTCGTATCATGTTCTCGTTCTTTAGCGGTGCTAAAACACAGCTAAGAGCCGACGCTAAAGCTAACGCAAAAAACTCGCCTCGCACGACTCTAGTTGATTTCATCCTTTTACTCCTCTCCGGCATAGCTGCCTACGTCGCCCAAACCTGCGCGAACTTTATCTTTTTGTATCATGGCCATCGTTTCTTTGATCTCTTCCCATTTTTTGCAGTTTCTAGGGTGAGATAGCTTTGCTAGGGCGCTGCGCTCTATCTGGCGCACGCGCTCGGTGCTAAGGCCTAGGATTTGGGCGATCTCTTTTAGCGTCATTTTTAGCCCAGGATTACCATTTGCGTGGCTTGCTCGATGATCTGCTCGTCTATCTCGCACTCGTTTAGGCTAGCTAGCCTCAATGCCTTTTTATATAGCTTACTCGAACTCCTAAAATTGCCCTTTGAGTACTCGAATATGTTTTTGGCGTAAAATTTCTCGCACTCCTCTTCGCTTAGCCCTCTCATCGTCCATTTGCCGCAGATTCTGCTATATAGCTGCCTTAGCTCGCCGCTTTTGCCCATTAGATTTTTTAGTAGTATCTGCGTGCCGCAAAGGATTAGCGGCATTTTGGCAAAGTCGTATATGCGGCGAAGATCCTCGAGCGCTCTTAGCGGTAGATGCTCGGCCTCGTCTATCATTACGATCTTGTCGTTTGATTTTAAAAACCTAGCCGCAGCCTTTAGCTTTGCGTTTAGTCCGTTTGGAGCCTCTATCTTTAGCGCTTCGCACAGGTCTTCTAGCAGCACCTTGGCGCTAGTATGGCAGGTTGCCTCGATTAACACTACGTTTGGATTGTTTTTGGCAAATTCTTGTAGTATCGTAGTCTTTCCGCTTCCTGCCGCGCCGTAGATCAGAGCGATCTCGCGCTCGAGTATGGCTTCGTTTATGACGAAATTCGCCATCTTTACGTCCGTACTTACGAAAAACTCGCCTTTTTTAGGCTCGGGTTGCGAAATTTTGCTTTTTTTGTTATGATTGTCGATGTATGAGTTTATTTTTGCGGCGATGGCATGGCTGTCGCCCTTATAGCTTCCGCTCCTAAATTGGCTTATCAAGCTCGGGCTTACGCCAAGAGCTCTAGCCAAAGCCGACATGCTGACTGAATTGTCTTGCAAAAACGCATCGAGTTTTTTTACGGTTTCTTGCATTGCTTCTCCTTGTAAATTTGATTTTTTAAAACCTTTTAAAAACTTTCAAATACCGTTTAAATGGGCTTTAAAAGCTTTTAAAGGGCTTTAGCTCTCAGCGCAGCCGATCTCCATCCATCCCTTTATCTTTTTGGCTCTCTTGGGGCTTACGTCGCTACCGGCAGCGCTTAAAATTTCACCCTCTAGCGGCGCGTTAGAGTTTAGATTTTTTGCCTCTTTTAGCGCCGCGTCTATTATCGCCGCCTCGTTATTAGCAGGTTGGGGTTTAGGTAGCGCGGCGGGTTTGGCCTCTACTAGGCGCACCGTCTGTTCAAATCCTGCTTGATGCGCGGTTAAAGCCTCGTCCATCTGTTTTTTAGTCTCTTTTAGGCGCTTATTAAATAGTTTTTGCGTCGTTCTAGCCTCTTCGGCGCTCACGCCAAGCTCTAGATCAAGCGTAGAAGCTACGCCGATAAACTCATTATTCTCGCTCCACACGAAGCACTCGTTTATATTGTTTACGTTTTGATTGACAAATACGCGCTCATGAGCGAACATATCAAGGTTGTAGTACCAGACGTTATCTACGCTGACGCCTTTTTTGTGTACGTGTTTGAGTTCTCTTTTGCTTAGCCTTGCGCTGATGCTTAGAGCGTTCATATACACGGCGTCGTCTACTTTTTGGCTATATGCGGCGGCGCAGGTCGTGCCTAGGCGCTCGAGGTAGCGAGTGTTTAGAAATTTTTCCGCATACATATCCATGAGCTCTTGCACCTCGTTTAGATTTTTTAGCATCGTTAGGTTTGTTTTGTAGCCTCTTTTTAGGCGGCGCTCTTTTTTGGAGCGGAAAAACTCTATAGCTTGACGCTGCGAGATGTTATGGCCGATAAAACCGGCCAAATTTGCGCTAAAGCTATGCTGCAGGGCTCTAAAATTCCGCTCTACATATGGCTTTAGCCAGCCGCTATAGGCGCGCACGGCTTTATACTCGATCTCAAGCGCACCCAAGACTTCGCGCATATACTCGCTCTTAAACGCCTTGCCGTTATCGCCTTTTATTACCTTTGGCTTGCCGTAGCGCACGATATATTTAGCCACGGCTCTAGCGATAGCTAGCGAGTTTTCGGTTTCGCTGATGTGAAACGTCGCTACGCCGCTATACGTATCGATTAGGGCTATGATGGTGTAGCGTTTTTGCCACTCTTTGACGTAGCTCTCAAATTCGTCTTTATCTTTAAATATAGCGCTGACGTTTTGCCAGCCGATGAGATCGCAAAGATCGCTGGCGTTGCAGATTAGATCCAGCGGGCTGCCGTCTATCTCCACGACTTCGTTTATCGTATTTACGGCGTAGTTGCTGATACCAAGAGCAGGCAAGCCGCGACCGACCGCTCCATCTTCGCCATAAAGAATGATGTTTTTTACCAGCTTGTTTTTGTTTAGGAAGTTGTTTACGAAGCGATTTACGACCTCATAGCTTACGACTTCGTCTTTTTTACCCTGAAAATCCTCGAAATTTATGAGAGAATTTTTGATCGCGTGATAGTTTAGGCTCCTGTAGATGTTTGTTATATCGACCTTACCCATACCTTTGCAAGCTAGTATTAGCTCTACGCAAAGCTGTGCCAGGCCTAGCTCTTCGAGCTTTAGCGTTTTATTGTTATCCCGCTCGTCTACCAGCGCGTCCAGTCCGCCTCTTTTATATTTGCGTTGCCAGTCGTATAGCTTATTTGCGGTCACCTTTACGCAGCATATCTTTCTTGCGTTGATATACTCCAGAAAAGCGGCCTCGCCGATCTTACCTTTTGCGTCTTCCCATGCCCTGATTACGTCGTATTTTTCAAACGCGGCCTTGCGTTTCTTGTCCGAACAAGTAGCGATAGCGGGCAAATTTGCGGCGCTCGAAGCGCTTAAATTTAACCCGCCTTGCTCTACCACCTCGCACTCTATAGCCTCGTCTTTGACGGCTATGCCGTTTGCGCCTCTTTGGCTCTCGCTCCCGGCCTGAAACCGTAGCTCGTGTACGGGGTTACTCTCACATTGGTGTAGCCCATCTCCAGCATACGCATCGCTATATGCTTTTGCTTCTCCTCGCTCATTGATTTGCCAAAGCGGCAACGGCGATCTATTAGTCTCGCTACCGGCGCAGGTATCGTAAACATCTGTGCTAGTAGCTCGGGGTATGTCTCCATCGTTCATCCTTTCGTTTTGACTTATTTGCGTCTGCTTTTGATCTCGTCGATCACCTGTATTAGCGAAGCCAGCGCCAAAAACGCCACCGTTGCCGCCCCGAATATCAACGCTATCCCTAGCGTCCAACTTAGTATCTCCATCGCTCTCTCCGTTAGTGAAATTTAAGAGGCGGGCGCGGGCGTCGTTTTCCCAATTTACCCTAGATGCCTTGCCCGCCCGTGAAATTTCGCTGTTTTTACTGTTGATCAGGTCGTCGTCGATCCAAATTTGGAGGGTTTTACCTGCGGCACCACCAACATTACCATTAATCCTACTAAACAGACAATTTTGTCCGTTAATAGTGCAAAATTTTTTGCCAGCTTTTTCGGCTCTTTGAGTAGTTTTTTTGATGGTTTCGTATTTTACTCGTAAAAATTCAGCCGCTTGTTTAGAATTTACCCACAT